GTATTTGCTTGTTTATCGTTAACTTTACGACTTAGACTAAGAACAAAGTCAGCAGTCATAATCTTACGATAACTATCAGCGATGTTGTTAGCCTGAATAATGTCTTCATCCATAGCAGCCCGATTACTCTGTGAAGCGCTCCAAATAGGAACTTGTAACTCACCGGCTACACCACGAAGTTCTTCATAAATACCACCAGCTTCACTATAACTGTTACTATTACGTTCACTCTGTGATGGGCGTAGAATATCAGCGTAGTCAACAATAATCATATCAACTTTGGTACCAAGTACTGCCAATCTTTCACAATGTGACTTAAGACTATAAGCACTTACAGTTTTAATTGGGAAGTATTTGATCTTCAACTTGCCAGGTACATCAGCGATCTTCTTCTTTACGATATCTACATTGTTACGAATGTTCTGGAAATCGATTCCTGTAAAACAGGCATCGTAACGTAGTCCAACATAATTTTCATTCAACTCAAGAGTAAAATGAACTACATTTTTACCTTGTTTCATCGCTTCAACGCCTAGTTTGGATAGTACCCAACTCTTACCACTACCAGCACAAGCGGTGATAATACCCAATTCACCAGCGGCTAATCCGCCATCCATAATGGTATCAATTTCAGTCCAATTGGTTTTAACACAATTACGACTCATTACACTCATTCGTTTTTCTACATCTTCAGTATAATCATGACCAATATTACGTTCCATACCAGCTTTCATCGCATGATCAACTACACTTTTAATCTTATCGTATTGACCGAGTGACAATAAATCTGCACTTTCAATAATAGCATTCTTTAGTTTCTGATTTTTACAAAACTCCAAGAACTGTTCTTTTACAAACTTTAGATCACTATCACTTACCTTTTGGTAAACTAACTTTAGATTGTCTACGATACTCCGCTTGAGAAGTTCATCACCTACTTCATCCACTTTAATCTTAAATACAGTTAAAGTTGGCAGATCTTTATATTCGTTAAAATATTTAATACTTTCTTTTACAACCCACTTGTTTGCATCACTTTCAAAGAAATCTACTTCAATAATATCGTTAATACGTTCAATAAATGAACGATCCGATATTAAGCATGAAATACACTTGATTTGGAAGTCACGGCCGTATTTTGTTAATGAATCAATTGCTTTTTTGTTTTCCATAAGATAACTCTACTATACCACTGAATTCAGTGATTTTCAACTTTTATTAACCGACATTTTTTATTCCACGAAACTATTTAATTTGCCGAAGCATTCTTGTAACCAGATGTGATAATTGGGGATATTATTCCACATTTTGTCTTCTGTAATTAACTTAGAAAAGCTAATTTTATCAATTTTCTTGACTGGGGTATTGATAATTTCTTCTACACGTAATTGTGTAAATGATTGAATCTGCGTATTATGTAACTGCATCAATTCATAGTTACGACCAAGCAATAACTTATTGTCTAATACAGTATCATAAATTTTATATTTACCACGATTATTTTCAGAATAATTATAAATTTGTTGTAAACAAGATTGATCTTCATTAGCAAGAAAAGGAAATGCTTTAACAACTCTTTTCAAACCAACTCCATCCAATCCTGGAATATTATCACTTACATCGCCTTCCATCGTTCTATAAAGAATAAAGTTATTACAGGTAATACCATATTCATCCAATATTTCTTTACAACCAAAAATTTTCTTTTTTGTCGGACTCCAGATTTTAATCTTATCACTTGCTAGTTGTAAGAAATCTTTGTCTGTAGACATAATGGTTACATTACTGTCTTTGAACGTTTCTTTAGCTAAATAAGCAATTGTGTCATCTGCTTCTATTTGATCAATTGCCATAATTGTTACAGGCAATGTATCTAAATAATTTACAGTACGCACCAACTCTTTTCTAAAATTTACAGATTCGATTTGTGAGGAAGATAATTCTTCATAATTACGGTTAAGACGAATGTCTGTCTTTCTGCCATTTTTGTAATCCGGATAAATCTTTCTGCGTTTCTGACTACCGCCTTTACCGTCAAATACGATAATAACTCGGGTAGGAGAAAGTAATTTAATTGCATATCCTATACTCTTCAAAAAACCAGCAATACCACCGGTATGTAATCCGTCTTCGTTGAGTGAAGGAATGGCCATAAAACTTCTAATGTAAGTATTCACTACAATCCGTCAACCAAAAGGACATCACTATTAAGTGATTTTTTAAGTCCTTCGGTGACGGATTCACTTTCTATGTTTTGAAATAAAGAGAATAACTTCTTCATTTCTTTGTTGTCAAAATTGCTCATTTAATAGAGGTTTGTATTATATATATCGCCGTCAAATGAAAGTTTTCCACATAGTCATCTATATTAGATTATGTGGAAAACAATCTATCAACACGTTATTATTCTTCCGACGTAGTAGTTTCTTCGTCTGACTCTACAACAGCATCGTCAATGATCTGACTATTAAAGTCTTTGTACTTCATAATTACAGCATCACAAATCTTCATGTAAATTTCTTCTCCCAACTCTTTGTCTGTTTTCATTACAGTCACAAAATCTTTGGATTGAAACTTCCATTCGGATCCATCATCCTTCTTGTATGTGTAATAAGCACCACCCTGTTTAATTAGATTTTGATCTTTTAGAACTTTAATCCAACTGCCATAGTCAGCAATTCCACTATCAAAATAGATATCAAAATTTGCTTGGCGTTGTGGTGGACCCATACGATTCTTCACAACAACAGCTTTACATACGTTACCAACAACCTCATCACCCTTCTTGAGTTTACCTGTGTTGTTCAAACGAACTCGGACACTGCAATGATAAGCAAGTGACTTACCACCTGATACTACATACTTATCACCAAATGCCATAGCATTTAAATTCTGACGCAACTGATTAGTAAATACAGTAAGTACCTTCTGACGACCAATCATTGTAGTAATCTTGCGCATTGCTTTACTGATAATAATACTCTTACCCGTTGCATAACCATCTTTACCATGATCACTTTCCAATTCCGCCTTTGTTGATGCGGCTGCAACAGAGTCAACAATAATTGTAAGAATACGATCTTTGTTAGACTTTCTTACAATTGCAATCATCTTTTCCATCTGTTCAAAAATATCCTCAACAGTTTCACATTGAACATACAGAAGTTTAGATAAATCTACACCAAGACTTTTCCAGAATTCTGGAGCTGCTGAATTTTCTGTATCAATTACAACAGCAACGCCACCTTTCTTTTGAGTGTCAGCCACAACGTGTGCTGAAACTAGACTTTTTCCAGTTCCTTCCAATCCATTAAATTCAATCATCTTACCCACAGGTAGACCACCGTGCGGACGATTACTAATGGCTAGATCAAGAATAGAAGAACCCGTACTGATCCAATCACTAATTTCCGCTGGATTTTCCTGTTCATCTAGGAAATAAGCAATTTTACCACCTTCTTTATTTGCTTTATTTAATTCATTTGCCAACAATTCGATTAATTCGTCTCGTTGACCCGACTCTTTAATAACACTTTTTTTTGCCATAACGTATATAACTAGAAAGCCGGTGGGGTATAAAAACTCCACCGGCTTATTTTTATTTTTTAGGAGTTAAACAAATCATCAAATGCTTGTTCTACATTATCCTTACCTTTTGCCTTAGCAGCAGTTGGTGAGGATGGTGTGGAAACGACCTTTGTTGGTGTAACAAACGGAGCTTCGTCGTCATCAACAGAGGTAGCAGCCGCGGCAGTTGGTACCGCCGTATCTGATGATTCTGTGTCAGGATTTAGCCACTTATCCATAACCTCCTTGAGTTCTTCATAGGAAAGTTCGGGGAAAAGATCCAAAATATTGACTTGAGACTTTAGTGCCTCAAGCAACTGTGAGTTCTTTGGATCGACAGCAACACTAACATTTGGCTTAACACGAATGCTTGTTTCTGGGAAACTAGCTCCACCTTCGGCGGTCTTGAATTCTACAACGATATCACGACCACTTGTTAGATCTGTAATATCTCCGAAATCAGGATCACTGATGATCGAAAGAAGTTCTTGATAAACTTGCTTACCAAATCCCCAGAACTTTACACCTTCTCCCTCTTCA